AAAAATGAAATTATTATCAATAACACAATCAAATACCAAAGTTAAAAAGTCCATGAAATATTTTGAAGAATATAAATGGAATGCAATAAAAAATGCCAATGTTAAAAACCCAGATTATGCAAGTCTGTCATTAATGCCAGATTATAAAATTTGTGGTGGGGCAAAATCTGGGGGGTGCATGGATTTATGCTTAAAGTCATCTGGTTTTGCCAAGGTTTTTAAATCTGTAAATATTGCTAGACAAAAAAAGACAGAGTTTTTATTAAATGATAAAATTGGATTTATAAACCAATTAGATAAAGAGCTATTTAATTTTAATAAAAAATGCATTGCCAATAATAAAACTGGATTTGTAAGATTAAATACTATTAGTGATTATCCATTTTATAAAACTGGTTTAATGCAAAGATATCCAAATTTAATTTTTGTTGATTATACAAAAATAGCAAAAAGGTTATTTGAGCAACTACCAGAAAATTATTTTTTAATCTTTTCATTTTCTGGACGTTTACAATATTCTAATCAAGTTAAACTAGCATTAAAAACAGACTTTCCTATATCTGTCGTTTTTAAATGTGACTTTCCAGAAACATTTTTAGGACGTGAAGTAATTGATGGTGACAAGTCAGACTTAAATAATGTTTTACAATACAATAAAATTATTGGTTTAAAGTTTAAAGAGATCAACAAAGAAGATTATGAACTATATAAAAATAATGGTTTTATAGTTCATGAAGATCAAATTGAATTTTACAATAATAAATTCATGAATTGACAAAGATCAATTTAACATGTTAATTAATGAGTGAGCTAATCGGGATAGCTCACTTATCAAAATCTGAGAGCCTAGAAATCCTCCCTCTAGGCTCTTTTTTTATTTACAATATAAACGGTCACAAATCGCAAGACGCAAGACAATGGATCATGGGCAAAACACAAACGGTCATAAAACGCAAGACGCAAGATCATGGTTGCCGATCTACGGTCGCTCCCTACGGTCGCCAAACGGTCACGATCAAAAATTTATTGTCAAGATTTTTTTAGTTAACATGTTAACTGCTGCCGAGAACATTTTCCAAGATTTTTTTAATATCTTTCGTCTTCAATTGACACTTGGCAAGTAAGCCTTTTTCAGATAATTCAATGGCTTGACCACCTCCAAATAAAAATAGGTCAGAGGTCAAGAGGTGCTTGACCAAGAAAAAAGACAACCCTTTTGAATGAAATAGTGACATATTCCAAGCAATCTGCGACTTTTGGAGTAGGACACTGTTGTTTTTTGTTGTTTTTAATTCAATAAAGACAGATCTACCATTATGACACAAAAATGTATCACACATTCCATTTGAAACTCTATTTTCAATTCTTTGATAATGTGTTTTTGGAGGTAGATTTTTCTTCAATAGCAACCAAAGGTTCTTCTCTGACATCTTCTACTTTCTTAAAATTACCATCAATAAATGCATGAGGATATTCTGACCTAATTTGATTTAATCTTGAAACTATTTCTTCTCGACTAAGTTTATCTAATTGATGGATGTGATTTTGTTCTCTTCTATCAACTGTTAAACCACCTAATGCAGATCTTGTTTTCTCTGCATTTATTGATGCAGAAAATTGTCCCTCTTCTTCTGCTTTATGAGATAGTTCAGATAATCTTTTCAATTGACCAAGTAAAGTTACTCCATATCTTCTTTCTCTTTCATCTCGAAGTTCTGTTATATATTCAGTAACTAATGGAAAGTCTTTCCCATTTAATAATTTAGATGCATGATGTCTTGCACTGTCTTCAGTATATCCACTTTTAATTGCACATTGTCGAGCAGAATAAATACCCTCGACATAATGTTTAGCGAATTCTATTTGTCTTGCAGTAAGTTTTGATTTATTTCCCATAAAGCTAATATAAGGGATTTTCACAACCAAATCAAATTGGAAAAATAAAAGTCTTATGTGCGTTTTTGTGTTATTTGAAGTGTGGTAAACGTGGTAAAGTGTGGTAAAAATATTCTAAAAAATCCTTTAAAAACAACAGTTACCACAGTTACCACAGTTA